ACCAAATTTCATCAGGCTCTTTTCCTAATTGATTTACAACTTGTCGCATTCTGTTTCCTATCAGTATTTTATTTTCCATTGTGTTTGCACCAAATACCAACTTTTTTGCTCCAGTAAGTAAACAATAATCTTTAGCGTGTTTTTCAACTACGGTTAAATATCCATAAGGTACTTCAACAACCTTTGCACCACATTCAATACATTTCAGAGTGTTTGGGTGCATCTCTTTTCGTTTGGCACAAAAGATAGTGGCTTTTTTATTTACGCTTTGGCAGTAAGCGGATAAGGCTATTTGAAAGCCACCGTAAACAGGAGAAGCATAAACATACTCCAAATCATCGCCAATTATTGAAGGTATTAAAATTGACTTTGTGCCTCCAGTTAGTAAATCATCTCTTAATACATTTACTCCTTTGTGTTGCTCTATTGTAATCATTTTATGGCTTTTTAAATATTAATACGTTTTCGTGAACTTTAGTTAGTTTGCCACCAGCTTCAAATATTTTACCAGCCCTTAACATTGCAGTTCCTAAAGGTTGCAATAAAATAGCTTCATTGTATAAACCAGCACCAGCATTTATAAAAGCTTGTTTTGTGTGACTTATAAAATCTCTATAAAAGCCTTTTTTATCTCTAATATCCCCGACCACAAAACAAGCATAACCACCGATTTTTAATTTAGCTACTGCCTTTTTAATTATTTCAGCATACACTTTTATAAATTCGTTATATTCCATTGTGCTTAAATCTTCTTTCATTTCGCTGTAAACCTCTAAATCGGCATAAGGTGGGCAACTAAAAACTAAATCATACATGGGTATTAATTCAGTTAAAACAACATTGCTATCACCTACATAATATTGTGGCTGTTTATCAACTGAAAGTAGTTTTAACGCCTGTTCTCTATTGCTATCAATTTGCTCTTGCCTTATATCTATTCCTGTATAGTTATAACCTAAATAATTAGCTACAATTCCACGAACAGAACCACCACTAAAAGGGTCTAAAATTGTTCCATTTTCGGGACAATACCAGTTATAAATTAACTCACATAAAGCAGGGTCAAATATTGATACAAATGGCTGAACTTTTCTGCCATACTTTGCTTCCCACTCTTCATCTGTTATACTTTTTTGCATTCCTGTATCTTCGTTATCTCTACCAATGTGGCTTTCAATACCAAGTTGTTTCCATTGGCGTTTTCTTGTTTGCCATCCTCCGCCTTTTGTATCTAATACGCTAAAAGGCGGTTCCATAAATTTGTCCCTCAAAAGAACATCTTTTACAATTTCGTTTCCAAATAAATCTACTTCCATATTTTCTATTTTTTAATGATTTAATGATTAATTCCCTCCGCACAAAAAATTAAAACAAACAGCGTATAACACGGGTTTGGCAAAATGGCTTTCCGACACACAAGCCAACGCACAAAAGCCACTTCGCCAAGCCCGAAAACGTTATAACCAATGCTAACACTCCTCTTCGTAAATAACTTTTAGTCCTATCATATTCGCAATTTCCATTTCTATAATCGCACCTTTACTATCTTTCCAATTCGCAAGCATATAAATCGTATCGCAATCGCAAAGGGCTTTAATATCTTCCTTCATGTAACTGTGCCATGTCTTATCATGGTTGTGGTTTAATGCCATTGGGTTCACAGTTTCATGCCCTTTGCTTTGTAGTTCTTTTTCGGCTTTTGCGAATAGTAAAGGTGCTTCACTTTCAATGCCTGTAATCTTTCCGCTAATGTAAATTTTGCTCATTTGTTTATCGTTTTTAAAGTTAGTTTTCTCTTAATTATCCGCACTGGTTATAACACAGTATTTGCGCCATTAAAACGAGCGCAAATACTCGTCCGTTATGTGTAATTGCTATCATTCCGTTTCAAATAGAGTTCCTGCTTGTAAATCTTTTTCTTTTCTTTTTTCTTCCAACCTCTTTTTTGAAATATTAAAATAGTCTTCACTTAATTCAATACCGATACCATTTCTATTTGTATTCAAGCAGGCTTCCATAGTGCTACCACTGCCCATAAAACAATCCAAAACTATGTCGCCTTCATTTGTACTGTCTTTTATAAGCATTTCTAAAAGCTCAACAGGTTTTTGAGCTGGGTGTAACATATTTGAACGATGTGGAGCTACTTGCATAACATCTCTGTTCCTTCCGTTTTTCAAACTATTTCTTCCCCTTGCAGCAACTAAAATCATTTCATAGCTTGGAGCATAAGAACCGACTAAATCACCCATACCACCACGCCCTTTATCCCAGACAATGCAGCTTCTTACCTCTAATCCAAAAAACTGAATTAAATTTTTCCATTGCCCTAACACATCCCATCGGCTAAAACAATAAATCATACCGCCTTCTTTCAATGTTCTTGCGGCAAAAGCAAGCCAAGCAGCATCAGTAATGTCGTCATTTGCCATTAAACCGAATTTATTTTTACGCATATTACTTTGATAACTCACCCCATAAGGCGGGTCTGTTATAATAGCATCAATGCTATTTGCTGGTATGTCCTTCATTATCTCAAGACAATCTCCATACCTCAAATCAATCTTTGCTTCTTGTTTAGCAAACTTTAATGGTCTGCTGTATTCATTTTCATTTACAAAATTTATTCCTGCCATATTTCTATTAATTTTAATTTTTATTTTTCCCAACCGCACAAAAAAGAAAAGAAAAAGTATCTCGTTTCAAATTGAACTTTTTGCTATTAAACCGCAACTACACATAACACGGGTTTGGCAAAATGGCTGTTCAGTAATTCTATCTAACATTTGTTCTTAATTTTAAAGTTTAGTAATTCTATTTAGCTTCGGGTTCAGCCACTTCGCCAAGCCCGAAAACGTTAGGTGCAATGCCAGCGGACACCCTAAAACATTCGGAGTTGGCTGACAAAATCTTTAAAACGCTTTTCTTGTGCTTCATAATAATCTTTATCTATTTCAAACCCTGTAAAATCAAAACCATTTTTATTAGCCGAAATTCTATTGCTTCCACTACCCAAATGAGTATCTAAAATTTTATAGCCTTCCTTCGCATAATTTTGGTAAATGAAATCATACACCATTATTGGCTTTTGAGTTGGGTGTATTCTACCATCGTCATCTTGGGCGTGAGCACCTAACCAAAATTTAGTAATTATTCTTGCATTACTATCAATATTTGTTAAAGCCAGTTCACAATCTGCATAGCTATTCGCACCTGTCTTTTTATCCCACACAATAAAGCATCTTGCAGGTGGCAAATATTCGGTAAAATAATTACCGCCCCACACTATCCAATTTTTAGAAACTCTCATTAATTCCTTCCAATATTCGGCATCGGGTGTGCATTTATCCCAGTCATTATCTTTATAGAATTTTTCGGCTCTTTTATTGGCTGTATTTCTATTTATAAATGATTTTGAGCCAGCCCCAATTCCGTATGGAGGGTCAACTATCGCAAGGTCAAAATGATTATCAGAAAAGCGTTTTAAACCTTCTACACAATCCTCATTATACACCACAGAAGGCACTGCACCTAACACGGTATTGGCAAAATTGCCGTTCTGTTTTTCAATTAAACTTTCGTCCATAATTTCAACTTTTGTTTTTCAATTAAACTTTCGGTTCGGCAACTTCGCCAATACCCATACGTTACCATCTCAAAGCACCGCTGTCGTACAGCCCCTTTATCGCGAGGCGGTGAATCGTGGCTTCAGGCAGTTCTTCATGGTGTTGGTAGTAAAGTGCGATTGCCTGCACAAAGTTTTTCCCAAACACTTTATCTATTGCCGCGAAATCTTTTTTGGAAAGGTAGTAGCTTAGTTGCGCCATGTTTTTAAGTGTGGCCGTGAAAGATACGTTCACCATATCCTGCACCCAATTAGCAATGTCTAACCCTTCATCAGAAAGATGTTCCACTTGGCGCTTCGCCATAATTAAATCCGTAGATGCTTGCATCGTCTGTGAATTTTGATATTCCTAAATAGCATTTCAACTGTGTTTCAAAGGTAGCCCCGTCACGGTTCTTATCGCAGTACCACATGCAGACCTCTTTGAAACTTTCTTGCTGTGAGTCTGCGTAAATCGTCCGGCCTTCGCTGTCTTTTGGCAGGTAGTATTCGGGGCGCATAAGAAAGCTAACCGTGTCTGCATCGTTTTCGATGTTGCCGCTTTCCCGCAAGTCCGCAAGTGATGGCCGTTTGCTTTTTTCGCTTTCAACTGCCCTCCGGAGATGGCTAAGAACTATCAAAGCAACATCCTCATTCTTTGCCAGTGCTTTCAACCGGCTTGTGATTGCGCCAATTATACCATCGCGGTTCATCCCTTTGCTTTCATCAGCTCTTACCCTTATGAATTGCAGGTGGTCTAAGAACACAAGGTCTAACCCTTTCTCCATTCTCATTTTTCTAACCTTCGCTTCAATCTCGTCTATTGTTATTCCACCAGTGAAGTCCAAAGTCAAAGTTGCGTCCATGCCTTTTAGAGTTTGTTGGGCTTCTAACCATTGCAGTTCTTCACCTACCCTCCATTGGCGGGTGCTTGCAATGGTATTTGGTATGCCGGTCATATTGCAGAGCATCCGTAGTATCAGTTGGCGTTCGTGCATTTCCAAATTGAAACTCATGCACTTGGTTCCGTTTTGCGCGCAGTGAAGTAGTTCCGAAACGTGCCATGCGGATTTCCCCATTGCCGGCCTTGCAGCAACTATGTTCATGGTTCCTTTCTGCCACCCGCCAAAGTTCAAATTTATATCGCGGTGTTTAGAGGCCGATTTAGCGCCTTCACGGTTCGCCTTATCCATTGCCTCAGCTATAATCGTTTCGAGGTTAGCAACCCGCCCGCTTAAAGCCGCGCGCTGTATTTTCTGAAAGCCTTGCTCGGCACTATCCAAAACCTCAAACACATCGCTGGTATCGTCAAAAGCTGCTGCCTGTGTTTCCATGCTGTTAGTAGCGAGTAGCCTTTTGATGTAGGCTTCGTAAACTATCCTCATGTGGTAGGCTACGTTAGCCGCGCTTCCAATTCCGTTCATGATTACGGTCAAAGCATATAACCCGCCTACCGATTCAAGTTCTCCGGTTTGCTTTAGTTGGCTTGAAACCGTGAGCAATTCAATAGGGCTACCTTTTGCTTTTAGTTCGCGGCAGGCTTTGCAGATTATTTGGTGGGCGGCTAAATAGAAAACCTCCGGCTGAAAAATATCCATCACCTCGTCTATTGCACCGGCTTCAATTAGCACGGCTGCAATCACAGCCTTTTCCATCTCTATGTTTTGAGGCGGTAGCTTGCCTATGTTTTCAAAATCTGTCTTCATTGTTTCTTGGTGATAAGTTTGAAATTGAACTCTGTTGCTTCCTCTTTGCCTTCGTACCCAACCTTGTGGCCGCCCTTCGTTAGCCAATTTCTAAAGTGCTTGCGCCATTCCTTTTCCTCCGTGTGGTGTTTGCTTTCGGTTAGTAGTGAGGCGTTGAATTTGCGGGCGTGGTCTTTTGTTACTTCCACCCTTGCGGCTAAGTGTAAAGCTTCGCGGTGTGCCTGTGCTGTTTCGTTTTCGGCAAATAGGTTGCGAAGGAAAGTTTCATGGTCAATTTTAATTGAACTACCAACTACATTTCTATTTTCATCTTCATCTTCAGCAGGCATCTGCGTAGCATATTCTTTTGTACTGCTTTTGCTATGCAATTGCATAGCGTCTGCATCTTCTTTTTCTTTGCGATACTTCTCCCACCGCTTATTAGCGTTTTCAGAAAGGTTCGATGATTTCTTTTTACGCAATCCCATTTCTGAAAGTAGGCGCTCGTTGTAAAACCCGTCAGCATCTTCTTTGAATTTAGACCGGATGATTTCTTGCCCTGCGGTCATGCTTTCAAAAGCAATCTTACCGATGCTTCCACCGTGCTGATGTTGGGCACATAGGAGGCGAATGTAAATGCCGACCTGCTCCGATGTCATAAACATCGTTCCGGTAATGAAGTCCTGCGGATAGAAAAGGAAAGCGGGGTCTTTTGCCATCACGAAATAAGTATGCCCCCACAAGGGCGCGTGGTCGCGAAACAAAGTTGGAATGAAGCAAACCCGCTTTGAACCGCTGCGCGCCCCTGTGAGGGCAATAAAAAATGTGGTAGTTGTTGTGTGTACATCGCTTCATATTTCAATCAGCGCCCGACCAAAGGCTAACTGACTTACGGCTGCAAAGATAAAAAGAAATCGGAACTGCAAACTATTTTTCGCTCTTAATAATTTCGAGGCGCATCTCCTTGCCCACCGCTGTCGCCTGCTCAACTATCCTGTCACGGATAGACCGAACATTTGCCCTGTTGTGGGCCGTGTAAGCCTCGGATTCATTTGCCGTGAAGATGGCGCGGTCTTCTTTCCATGAGTGAAAGAATAGCCAACCGTGTTTAATGTGGTATGTCATTGTTCTGATTGTTTAATTGCCTTAAAGATTTGAAAAGCTACTTGCGGAACTATTGCGTTACCGTAGGCTTTTAGTGATTCGTTTCTGTGCTTTGAAACGGTGATTCCAACCAGTTGGGAGGGAATCCCATCATCTCGGCTACAAAGAGGGGGTTGAGTCGGCCAGTCTGACCAGTCAAGTGGGTTATTTGTTGCCCCAAGCCAACTTGCGAAGTCCCGCCCGATGAATGCTTGCTCCGTATCGTCCCCGTTTCCGTTGTGTAAAGCTCCTGTTTCGTCTTGTTGAACTCCATTGCGCTGGGCGTTGATAATAATATGTGCGCTATCTCCCTCGCTAACGCATACTGCCCCGATTCCTCCCTCAATCTGTTGAGCATTTCCAAACTCCCCGAATCCTTCCAATCCCCCGCTTTCGGTGTCGGGAGCATCTGCCTCCCCGTTTTCGCCTGATACTTCGCTAATGTTGTGAGTGTAACGTCCCCGCCATTCTCCACTTTGTCCTTTATTGTTTTCCAATTCCTTCGCTCTACCCCGTCCACAGCTCTTGGAGTAGGCGACAAACCAAATTCTGTCCCTTCTGTGGGGAGCGTTGACGGCACAAGCTGGAAGTAGAAACGGGAGCACTTCGTAGCCTTCATTTTCCAAATCAGCCTGCACTTGGTCGAATACCACCCCTCCATCCCAATTAGTAAGGCCGCGAACGTTCTCGCCCACAACGTAGCGCGGTTGAATTTCTCGAATTGCTCTAAGCATTTCCGGCCAGAGGTGGCGGTCATCGTCTGTTCCTTTTCGCTTTCCTGCAACGCTGTACGGTTGGCAAGGGAACCCACCTGTGAGAACATCAATTCGCTTTGCATACTTAGTAAAATCTGTTTTTGTTATATCGCCAAAGCCTTCTGCTTTTGGAAAGTGGTGTCGTAAAACTTTCTGCCCAAATTCATTCCATTCGCACCAAGCCAATGTTTCCCACCCCATCCAACGAGCTGCAAGACTAAATCCGCCAATGCCCTCAAACAGCCCTAAGTGCGTCATAAAAAGTAAACTTTGTAGCGGGTTGTTTTGCCGTCCGCGTCTTTCGCAAATTCTTTCTTTATCGGTACGCCTGCGTTCAATAAATCCCTGCAACGTGCGCGCAAATCTCCAATGCCATGCTTTAGCGCCTCTGTGGTAGTTAGCTTCACTCCCGCTTGCATAAGGCTCAAAACAAGGGTGCATTGCTTGTCGAAGTGCGCAAGGTTGCTTTGGTAGAGTGCCGTGTTTTCGGGCAGGTTTTCCTTACCGTGATTGTAGCTTTCAGGAGCCTGAACAACGGTTACGCCTTTTATTCTTTCTGTGGGCGCGTGTGAAATCTGATTGAATAAGTCCATGTGTTTAGTAACTGATTTCTGTTTGGGTGTTTGGTGGATCAATAGCTATTCCGAGAAACTCGCTTGCGAAGCGGATGCAATCTTCAATGAAGGTGGCGAACTCTGTACTTGATAGGTTGGTGGTGGTCTTCGGTAGCCTTAGTATTTCACCAGTTGTTTCATCCAAAATTTCCGTGTAGTTAAACCGGTGCTTCAAAAACTCCCAAACATCTTGCTTTGATACATCGTGCCCTTGCTCTCTCATTGCTGCGTGAATTGGTGTTACGATGCAGGCCCATAGATATTTATTCGCTTGCAGCCCACGAACCTTCTTCCGCTTCTTAAACACCACCTCAAACTCGTTGCCTTCGACCGCCTCACAATCTGCAATAAAGCGTTCGCGGTTGCGGTACTTTATGCCCTGTGGCGTACGGTAAGCGGTGGTAGTTGCTTCGGTCATTACTGCTTCGCTTTCTTGCACTCGTCACATTGTTGATTGCACCGGCCATCTACAAACTCGTCCTTGCAATACCATCCAAGTTTATCGCTTGTTGCAATCTCCTTTATGTGCTTGTTCAAATCCTTGCTGCGCACGTTCAAAGTCATGTTCGGGTCGCTCTCATGGCTTTCAACTTTCTCTTTCAGCGTGTCAATTAGTTCGCGGGCTGTTGCGGGGTTCATGGTCTGCAATTCCACACGCAGGAACTTCATTTGGTTATCATCGTAGTGCGCGCGTTCGGCAAGTTCGATGATGTAAAGCCGCTGATCATCGCTGATTGCATAGTCGGAATTGTCAAGGTTAATAGCCTCGTCAATCTCATTCATTCTGTCCGTGCGTGGTAGGTACTTGTAAATTCTGCGCACAATAGTTTTGCGGCACATTTCCACTTCGTCCGTCACCCATACGCAGGTCTTTATCTTACCCTCCTTAAATGCCTTGTAGGTTTCGCTGCGCCCGCGTATCGCGTGGAGTTCGGCCATGTTCATCCACTCCGCTTGCCGTGTGTTGTCATGCAAGGTCGCCACAGTGTAAACACCTATCATTTCACCCCGCGCACCTGTTAAGCAGGGGTTGTGCGTCACAGGGTTTTGGTTGTCGGCAAGGTTGATGCTGAAAGTATCTTTCTCAAATACGGCTTGCGTCACCACAGACTTTACACTACCTGCGTCCGTGAGTAGCTTTGTTAAGCCAACGTAGGACGGCTCTAAGGCGCACTCCGATGCTTTGGTTAGGTTGTTCCATCGCGGCACCAAGTACGCCTCCTTTGCCACAGGGTTAAGGGTTAGCCCTATCTGCGAGATGTTCACCACCGCTTTCAGTTTGCTTTCGGGCGAACACTTTTCGAGTTGCGCGTTCTTTGCGATGTGCTGTAAGGCGAAGGAAATTTCCTTTAAGATGGTAGGGCGGTCTGGCATGAAAGCCGCCATGCGCGTTTCGGCTTCCTGTTTGAAAAAATCTATGTTTGCTAAGTTGCTCATTGTTTGGTTGTTGTTTACTCTGAAAAGGTGTCAAGTTCGTAGCCTTCGCCTTTGATGTCGGCTGAAACGTAGGCGCGGTTATCGCTGTAATAGCTAATCTCCGCATCCTCGTCTGTTGGCTTTAGGTGGTCAACCAGCGCGCCTAAAGATTGCATCGTTAGCCCTTTCACGTCAATCTCAACGTGCGCGTCTGGCCCGTAAATCTCCATCACTTTTGCCGCGTAGTCTGCGGTGATTGCTTGCATTGTGTCTGTCTGATTCATTGTTGTTTATTTAGGCTGCAAAGTTAGCAGCGTTTCACTTTGTTTTTCTTTTCCGTTCGCTTTTATTTCTTGCAAATTTGAGCCGTGAATAGGCGGGCTCACAAATGAAACCTAATGTTTGCGCGGTTCTTGGCTTGTAGATTTAAGCTGCTAACAATTCTCTAACCTGATTAACAGTTAAGCCAAGCTGTTTCGCTATTTCGCCCTTTGTGTAGTGCCCAATCATCTCTTTCACTTTCAGCCTATCTACAATAGTTGCCTTCCTTTCAATCTTCTTGTAAGGGGTTCCGCTTCTAATGTTTGGCTTTTATCGGCAGATGAAACCACACCACCAATGAACATATCTTCTGCCCGCCTGTAAGATTCGCGCTTACTCATGCGTCCCCTGAATTTGGTTTGTAAAATCGGATTTCCTTTAGCTGTGAAAGCAGCGATGTAGGTAGCCCCCTGCGTTTCATTTCGCGGGCAACTATTTGCCGCTGCTCAGCGAGTGCCCGTGTGGCACCGCTTACTTTGTCGCGCTTGCATCTGTCCAAGAAACTTTCGGTTAGATACTTTTCGCGGGCGGTTAACTCCGCATCGGTTTGAGTTGCTAAGTGTTTGAGTTGTGCTGTCATTTGAATTTGGCTAAGGTGATTTGTGCTCTTTCTACTCTCGGTTGCTCCTTCACTTCGTAGGTTCCTGCCATCCCGTTTTCCTTCCACCATTTAAGCGCACGTTGAACAAGTGATGGCTGAATGAAGTTTTCTACGCATACGCCTTTGTGAATTAGTTGGTAAGTCATTTTGTGATGTTTGAGTGTTGAATAAAATCGCACAATCTCGCTTCGGTGATTTCAGATGAAAGCGTGAAACCGTCTTCTTTCAAACTCCGGTAGTTGCACACCCGAAACCAAAAATCATAAAAGTGTAGCGTGTGTTCAAAGCCCGCGAAGAACACGGCCACTTCTTTCTTTACCGGATATCGGCTTGCTGTGATGGTTAACTTTTTCATTGTTTGAATTTGGTTGATGTTTACTGCTGGCATGGCTCAATAATGTCAAACCATGCCTTCGCTGTGTTGTAAGCCATCAATCGCATTTGGCTTTTCGCGCTGCCGTCATTGGGGAACTCATTGTCATTGTTCCAAAAGTTAGCCTCCCACTCTTGCAAAGTGCGGTCATGGCAACCCATCTTTACGCGCTTAAGTCCTTCTTCTGTGATGTACGGCATCACAACGTAAGTATAGAGGCCGGTAAATACGGCTGCTGCTTTGATTTTAGCGCCTTGCAGGTAAGCGCCTCGCAGGTCAGCGCCTTGCAGGTCAGCGCCTCGCAGGTCAGCGCCTTGCAGGTCAGCGCCTTGCAGGTCAGCGCCTCGCAGGTAAGCGCCTTGCAGGTCAGCGCCTCGCAGGTAAGCGCCTCGCAGGTCAGCGCCTCGCAGGTAAGCGCCTTGCAGGTAAGCGCCTCGCAGGTCAGCGCCTTGCAGGTAAGCGCCTTGCAGGTAAGCGCCTTGCAGGTCAGCGCCTTGCAGGTCTTTCTTTAAGCGCACCGCCTCTAAAAGAGTTTTCAGAATTGAGTTGCCGTCACATTTGAACTCAAAAAGTATTGAGCCTGTAATCCAGTTTTTGATTTCAATTTTTGTTGTCATTGTCTGATTTGGTTTAGATTCTGATTACTGATTGACGGTCAATGCTGCCTTCGTTGATTTTGCGCAGGCAAGAGGCGCATACTTTCTTGTAAAATGATGGCCCGTCTTCGTCCTTGCTGAAAACATACTCAACACCTGTTAAGTCATTGTGCATCGCGGGGTCATCGCAGAACTCGCAGTTGGTTTCAAAGGTTGGTTCGTCCGGTGTGCCGTCCGCTACCCAATTTCCTGTGCTCATGCTTTCTTTCTCTTTTGCTCAACCTTGCTGCAAAATGTGTCGAGCAGTTCTATTTGCTCAACGCTTGCAATACCTCTGTTGATTAGTTTCTTAATGGTCACGGGAGCAATCCCCGTTGCTTCACTTGCCCTGTTCAAGTTGTTCGCCTGAATGATGCACTTGTTCCATCGAATCATTGTCTCTGATAGTAGTACCTTGTTCATATTGCTTTTGGTTTATCGGTTTATGAAAATGAATGAATTAACGAAATTGATACTTCTGTTTAAATCTTCTTTTGAGTGAAGCATCTGGTTCAATACTTTTGAAATACCAACCATTTACAGTTGCTTCTGTAATGTCAGATATTTCCTTTTTAGTAAACCTTCTCCATTTTCCATCATCCATAAGGTGTCCAGTCGATGTATTGTTATTGTAATTCATAACTGCATCAACTGTTTCCTTAATGGATTTGCCAGCGAATTTTATTTTAGCAATTTCGCCAACCCATTTATAAAGAATTCCTGAGCCAATTTGGAAACTGGTGCTTTTATTGGTAATTGCTTTATTCAATCCTGTTTCTATTTTCTTTTCCAAGTCAAATAGTTTTATGTCTGATTTTGTCCAAACTTTTTTCATTTTTTTTGAGAATTTAATTGTTTAATGATTTAATGATTTGCTTCCCTTCGTTTTGTTTCTATAATTTTCTTTCGTGCTTCGTATCAAATGTAGTGGTGAGAAGTCGCCCAGCACATAACAGCACCTAAAGCGAAAGCGGGCGGTTCTCTGCTTCGTATAAAAATATGTGGTATAGTTAAGTTCATTTCTTCGTATCAAATTTAGTTATAAAATGCCCGCCTTCGTTTAGCTGCAACCCGTTATGCGAAAGCCATTTTCATCGCAGTAGTCCATAACAGTACTATAACTTGTGAATATGCGACCGTTGCACATGTAGGTAAAGTTCATATAGTTGTGGTGTTGTTTACGGTTAGTTTGTAGCCAATGCGCGAAAGGTGTTCGCTTGCGCGGTTTCTGAAATCATCGCTTGCAGTTCCGAAGTTTAGTCGGCCAAACATCGAAAGGAAAACGCGCATGTCGCGGGCGCTATTCTTTTTCATCGCTGCAATTTGGTCCTCCAAAGTTGCAATCACTTGCGGTTGTGTTTTTGTTGCCATTTTGTGTGTCGCTTTATTGACCGTGCAAACATAGAAACTTAGCTTTCACATTTCCTACTCTTTGCGCTTTTGCTTCACTTTTATTTCTTGTAGATTTAGGCGCGAAATATAGACGCAGCGAAAATTCGCAGGCTGAAACCCGCGTAAACATTAGAAAGTAGGATTGTAAATTTAGGCGATTGTGATAAAGACTTTCTCCGTCTTTTCAACTGCCTTTAGCTTTGCGAGAAACTTAGAGTAAGCCGCTTTGCTGGAACCGATAAAGTTTTCGGCTTTCGTTTCGCCTAATAAAATGCAGCCTTCGGTGTCCGCTGCTTTGTTGCCGGGGTGTATTCTCACACCTTCAAATCCGGGCACGTTCAACAACAAAGGCATGTACTGTTTGAATCGGTTGCTGAAAGTCATTGCCACCTCATAGCGGCCAGAAGGTATTGCGGTCTTGCCGTACACCTTAGACCGTTGGATTTGGCTTAGTGTATCGGATTGTTTCAGCGAACGGTCTTTGTCTTCTAAGGTAAAGCAGAAAGCCGCGCCATTGATAGCCAATAGCCCTATGGTGCTTTCTTCTGTTCTCGTTGTGCGGGTTAGTAGTAGTTCCATTACTTAGTGAATTTGCCCGTTAGAAAACCACCTGCGAAACCAACCAACCCGCCACCGATTGCGAAGCCTGCGTTGCTCCATTTGCGCTTTCTCTCTTGCTTTGCAAACGCCTTGCGCATGTTTGATAGTTGCTCTTCGCTTAGTTCATTCGTGCGCTTGTATGCGGCTATAATAGTTCGCGTGGTGCTGTCATGGTCTGCCCACACCTCCAACTCTTTCACTGCTACTTCTATTTCGCGCTGTTGGGCATCTATAACGCTGTCCGCTGCGCTTAGCAATGGTTGGCAGTAGTCGGCCTGCGTGGTGGTGTCTTGCTCGCCCGAAACTACTTGTTGAACTACTATCACATCTCTGCCCGCCTGCGCTTTGGCCTTTTCGTATTTAGACTTGTAAACAGCGGCTTCAATCTTAGCCTCGTTTCGTGCGGCTTCGTAATCGGCAATCACTTCTACTTGGTTGGCGGCTTTCAATTCAAGCTGCGAAATCACCCCGCTCAAACTGTCTTTAGCCGATTGTTGAACATCTATCTTTTGCCCGTTTCCGCATTTCGATAGTCCGAAAACACATAGCACCAACATCGCAATAGCAATAGCCGCAAGAACGTAGTAAGCCGGGTGTGCGTTTTTCATTTGCCGAAATATGAACCGATTAGATATTTGAGTAGGAAAAATGCTGCCGAACCAACCAACCCCATCGCAAAAGCAAAGCCCGCGAACCAACCTTTGTTGGTGCTTATCCACTCTTTGATTGCGGCAACGTCCAACTTTACGATGTGAAGTTCATTTTTGATTTCGATTGACGCTTCCTTTCTGGTTACAGCCATCTCTTTCAGTTCCCCCATCTCATGCGAAATGGTATTTAGCTGCTGCATTATTTGCAGGCAGAAGTCATCATTCAGCGACATCGGTAGTGGGGTTAGTATAGTTAGAAATTACGATGCAGACAACAATAACAGTAGCCACGTATTCATTCAGCGTGAACTTTGTAGGATCGCCAAATCCTAACTCCTCAATCAAATTATTCACGGCCAAAGCGACAAAGATTTTTTCAGCGAGGCCGTTTCGGGTGAAAAGAAAGTAGCCGGCCACAAAGCAAAGAACTAAGGCAATCGAACCGCAGAATACTTGCTCTTGGTATTCAACAGGAAAAGCAGCCCACACATGGTAAGCTGCGATGCACAAAGCCATAAAAATGTAACTCGCGTTAGCTACGTATAACGTGCGGACGCGCGCCCACCACCGGCCCAAATTCGTTACTGTCTGCATCGGTTAAATTATAATCTTCGCTCAAGTCGTATTCGTAAATCTCTTCGTGAGTAAACGTGTCGCTCACTTCGCCTTCAACTTCGTCTTCGCCTTTGTAGAAAGGTGGGACGCAGGAAATAGAACCGGCAGGAAGTGCTAAGTGCTTTGTGCCATCTACTTCAACTGTGATAAGTTGGGTGTTGGCCGGTACAATGATTGTGTACATAGTGTTGTTATTTGCCCGCGCGAAGTTCGCCAAACTTTTGTATTGCCTTTGGCGCTAACGCGGCTGTGAATAAAAATAGAACAAGCAACTCATCTACTGAGTTCGTGTAAACTTGGTAGCCGGTTACTGCGAACGCGAATAGAAGCGTCTGTTGTGAGAATAGGCGTGTGCTACTGCGAACACCTTCGCCCTCATCGAAAAAACCGATTGTGTGTGGCATTACTGCGTGTGTTGAATTGTGAGAGATCGAAAAGCCGAAGACGTTGAAGATGCGTTGTTCACTATTTGAACGGCAAAATAATCCCCGTCAACGTAGGATTGAGTGTTGCTTGTGGTGGAGTAATCCCCCGCTGCGGAACCTGCCGCAATGGTAAAAGTCATTGCGGTACTGCCCCCATTTTTGTAAAGAGTAAGAACAGACGAACCGGTGCCCGGCTGCGCGCCTACCATGTAAGTTGAAATGCCGGTGATAGTACCGCTGCCGAACATCCTAACCCGTACGTTGGATATAGAAGCTGTTGCGGTTCCACCGGGCATCATGTAAACAGTAGCACCAGCAGTAACCGTGCTACCTACTATGCCATATACTTGGTAAGTAGAAGGGCCTGTTGCTCCCGTTACACCAGTCGGCCCCGTAGCCCCCGCGCTGCCTATTGCCCCGGTTGGGCCAGTAGCACCATCCGCGCCAGTTGCTCCTGTAGCTCCCGTTGCGCCAGCTGAACCAGTAGCGCCAGTTGGGCCAGTTGGGCCCGTTGCACCAACTAATGCACCACTACCCGGCAATAGGTTCCCGCTCGCGTCTGTGTATAGGTAATCAGCAGAAGGAAAGTCGGGAAGGATGATGTTCTGATTGCCGCTGCCTAAGTCCAAATGAATGCCTGTGTTGTCAATCGTGAATATGTTTTGAAGCGAAATGCTATCCACCGCATCGCAGCGATGGAACATATAAATCTGCGTTGTGTCTGTTCCGATAAAAGACAAATCAGCCCCTCTAATTCTATCGTAAGTAAAGTGATGTGCGTCATCATTATACGCTGTAAACCCGTGTTGGTATCGAGGGGTTGCGCTGGTTGTATCATACATTGCCAACTCAACAAGATTAGTGTCTACGCGTAGCCCATTAGGGTAGCCGTCCTTCGAGAAGTCAGCCCTCAAATCAGAAGCCGATATTCTAAATCCCATATTAGCGGCAGAAGAGCTTGTTGGAGTTTCGGCTGATATATATAACCCCCTTATCCCAGTGGTCGGGTCAATAATTCCGAAAGTATAACCAGCGCCACCCCCTAAAGACGTAAAGTCACAGCGCCCCATAAGCCCCGATTTTGTGGTGGAGATTGAATCGAAAATTCCCCAAAACGGGGTAGCTGATAGTGATGGGAAAACCGCCTGCTTCCCCATCACAAACTTCTTAATCGTCTGCCCTGATAATGCCGATGTTTCTTTGAAGGTGAAGGTGTCGCCTGTGATGGTGGTCTGCCTGTTTAGCGTTCCTCCCAAAACAACGGTGTCATTGCTTTTAGTCAATCCGTTGTCGGCTATGATGTTCGCGCTGCTGCCTGTGGCTCCTGTCGCACCAGTAGCGCCTGTTGCTCCAGTAGAACCCGCACTTCCATTGCTTCCTGTCGCGCCCGTTGCACCTGTCGGCCCTGTCGGGCCGGTGCTGCCTGCGCCTCCACTTGCGGCCTGCCATGTGCCGTGCCCCGTTGCATTGCTTGTAAAAACATAGCCGTTCGATGCACCTGTCGGAATGTGTACCGCGTCATCAAACCTAACCCCGTTTTTGAAGCGGGTGGAATCGTTGAACACATTTACAATAGGCCCCGGCTGTGCGTCTGCAATAGCCGAAACCAACACGAAAAAGAGTAGTATCAGTTTCCTCATTTGTATAGAACTTGAATTAGTTGCGTTGAATTTATATCACTGCCAAAAGCCAAAGTGCCGGTTGCGGATGTGAACTCTACCTGCCACGGCTGAAAGTCGGGATTATGGTTTCTCACAAGCCCGTCTGTGGTAACTTGCAAAACCTCTTTGCCTACTAAGTCTGTTTCTGAGTAGGTGGCCGTTCCGTCACCTTGAATCTGAAGCGTGAACGTAGGTTGGCAAACTTCTGGCGTATCAAAGTTGTAAGTGAAGCCCGATGGCGTAGAACAAACGTCAACAACAAAGCAGTCAGCATTGCCGATAAGTTGAACGGTGAAATTCAGAATCACTAAAACGTCACGGTCTTTAAGGTGCGAATCAACCCCGTTGTAAAGCAGGTTCCATGCGGCTACTTTATCAATCACCATCGCCCCGGTAGTGACGTTGCACTCTTGAAAATCATGCACGGTTTCAAATTGGCTTTGCCTGCCGATGATTGCTTTCATAGCTTGCAATGCGATTGACTGCGCGTAACTCTCGCAGTTCGCGGATTGCGAAACTTGTGTGTAAATTACTAATTGAAAGGTGTTGTTCCATTCTACTGTATATTCTCCGGCAACTTCTTCGCTCTCGGTTGTAGCGAGGGTTGGCGCTGCCGTTTGCAGAAAGAACAGCATGGAATTGTAGTTGTCAAAGTCAATCATTATCGGCTCATCTTCACCCTGCAAAGCAGGAAATGAAGTTTGCGTGTCGCCAATAATCACCCCCAACCCTTCCACCGATTGAACAAAGTTCTCGGCTGTTAGCAGTTCGCGAAAGTATTCAACTACTGTCTGTGATGTCATTGTAGGTATTTCAGTAGTGCTTTTGTTGCTTCGGTTGCGAAGAAGTCTTTTTCCTTTTCGTTCAACTTAAAGAGGTCTTGCCCGTACTTAGCGCTTAGCCAACCGATTTTGTCACGGTTAATCTTTCTTGAAACTGTACTAACTACGCTATTGCCGTCTGTCTTCAAATGCGCTGCGTAGTCATTCCTCAAGTCCTTGCTCAACTGCAAATCCACAAACGCGCCCTGCCTGCCCTGTATCTCTCTGAATTGCTTATAGCCTCCTGTTAACTCCATCACCGGCACAGCCTTGCTTGCGTTCTTAAACTTTAGCCACAGTGGTACCTTTTTCGCTTTGCCGTTCTTGCGTGTTACCGTCCGAACCGTTTGTTTGAATGCCCCCTGTTTTACAAACTGTGATTTCGTGGCTAACATCGTCTTGGTAGAGTAGCTGCCGATTTTACCGTTTGCCTTTTCTCCTTCATCGAATAACCTTTTCAACTGCCGCCTGTGTATCTCTGTCGCTATTGGATAAATCAATTTGGCTTCATCCAATGCGTTAAGCCTGCGGTTTAGTTGAGTAAGGTATTCATTGGTTGTCATGGTAGAACTACGGTAGCTCTTACTTGCCGGTTACAGGTGAAGCAAGCCCCATCGCGCGGTTGTTGGTTCTTCATTATGGCCTCCATCTTGGACTGGTAAATCATTTCGTATTCCTTTTCCAGTTCCGCGTGGTCTTCTTTGTAAATGGTAACAACTCCAGTTAGCCTTTTGCTGAAACGCATTTCGCGCGCTATCAAACTGCCTACTTTGTAGAGTATCGGTTGAGCAAGTAGGTTTCTGATATTGCACAAATGCTCTTCAAACGAACATTGCAAAGAGTAGTCAAACGATAGTCCTGCCGTGTGGCCTATGCTGTCTATGTTTGTATTAACTACGTTGCCCGAAACCTTTGCTGCTTTAAACAGCATCATTTCGTTGCTGTACCCACACCCCGCGCAATCGCCAACGCTTCTGTGAAGGTTCGTTTTGTAACTCGCGAATGATGAAGTATATCCAATGAACAAGTTCAATCGGTTGCCCGATGTGTAGTAGGTTTTGTTAACCGTTGCCGAAACTACTTCGCCCGCTACTCCTGCCACTACAATAGTGTCCAACAGCTTGTTTTGGAGAACGTCATAAATCAACACATTCACATTTCCCGTGTAGGCTGCGAACAGTCTTAAAATGCTGATGTGAAAGGCCAAATATGGTTCGCCTTGTATCTTTACTTGTATGCCTGCTTTGTAGCCCGTTTCCGCTGCCTGTGATGTGAGGTCTTCGGCTACTGCGCCAATGGTATCAGAAGCAACAAAAGACTTTAAGTGAAAGCGGGCACCGAGGGCGGTGCGGATGTCCGCAACCGCCTCATCGGTACCTTGCGCAATCAACTCTTGCAAACGCGAAACCGCGCTCTTGTGTTCGTTGCTAATCGCTTTCTCAAAGTCTGGGATAGACAGGCCGGGTAGATGGTTTACCCATGCGCCCGTGCCTGCACTACCACAGCCTTTTATGGCTACTATGTCATCAAGACATGCCATCGCTTACGGGTTTGTTACGCGGAAGCGGTTAATGCCATTCACGTACTCCAAACGGTCGCCACTTTGATACATATCATCCGGCAGAACTTCCAACTGCGCTGCGGTGCTGATGGTCACTGTTGCGCTTTCGCTGCACGGTGCCATAACCCACTTGTAGTTAAATTCAATTCCGGTGATAGGATCGGTGATGGTGCCCATTACTGTGCTCTCATCGTTCACGTAGTTAAGGCCCTTTGCGCCTCCGCCAAACTTGTTGTATTGCAACAGGAAGGCAGAACCCATTTCCATTACGATGAAGTCATTGTTGCTGTTTCCGAGCAACTGCGAAACACGGTAAGAAGGCAGGAAGACCGCTTGATTGGCCATGTAACGAGCGAGGTCGAGGCCGTTTGCATTGCAGCACGAAGCTTGCAGCTTGCGGAACATCTTTTCGATTTCGTTTGAACCAAACACAATCGGAATGCTTTGGAACATCGAACCCGAAGGCCCTGCGGTGAACATGATTTCTGCGTAGGCATCTTCCACCAAATCCCCCGAAGAGTTTTTAGTTTGAACTACCTTCACAGCACTTGTGCCTGAACCTGTCACTCCATCGGTGTCATTGGTTGCAAAGCCCCCGAAGTTGGTAATCAACTGCGAAGTCACCCTGCTTTCCAACTTGCGAACAAGCGCGTCAATAACTGCCATTGTTTTGCGGGCAAGAAAGTCGCTGTTCGGTTCGCAGATAACTGCAAGGTCAGCCAAGTCCACCGAGAAGCCAGCTTCTACACCTGCGCTTTCGTCAATGGTGTAGTCTTGGTAGGTGTCACCGTTCGGGTACTCAGTACAGCCGGTAGTGATGGTTTCGCGCACATCGCTTTCGCGGATGCGCTGATCATAAATAACCCGCGCTGTCTTCGTCTTGCCTCCACCGGGGGAGACAATTTGAGAGATGATGCGTGAGCGGTTTTCAGGTGCCATAAGCACCGAAAGAAGCGGAGATGCCTCGCGCTTGTGGTTGTCGAAAATGTTGAATAGCCCTGTCTGAACTGCTTCGCAGGCTACCAACGTGGTTAGTGTTGCTGACATTGAATTTGTCGTTAAAAAAGTTGTCGCTGCGTTGTGTTGGCCGCAAGCGGTAAGCCACTATTTAACGAGGGATGTTCAATGCCGCCCCCACAAAGGCACTATATTTGAAGTTCGGTCTTCCTAACTTATGCCCATTTCAGCGGCTTTCTTCGCTGCGTTTGGGTGTACGCTCCGAGTGTTAGTCCGCTGCTCAATCTGCTTATTCAGCACAATAGGCTGCTTAGCGTTGTTCATCTTCACTAACTTGTTGTTCACGGCTTCCATTTCGATTACGTCCTGCAAAGATGCAAATTTGCTTTTATCTTTGGGGTGGTCAATTTGTTTGCCGGTTGCTTTATCCTTTACAACAATCGCTCCATCTTCGGCAGTTTCAAATTCGTACTTGTTGCGAACAGTAGCGTCAAAGCCGTTTTTTACGATGTCGCTGCCTGTGTATGTTTCTGCCCAATTCACTTTTGAAAGTGCGCCCGCATAGGCTGTATTGAGTGTTGTGGCTTTCAGCTTGTTGGCGCTTTCGGTTTTGAAGGTTTCGTATTCCCCAGCAACCGCGTTCAACTTGCCTTCCAACTGCTCTTTCATCTTGGTAAGGTCTTCAATCTTCTTCAAAGCCTCCGCATCGCCTTTGCCTTTGCCGGCAGTTTCAATCTTCGTGTTAAGGTCTGAGATTTGGCTTGTGTAGTTAGTTGCTGCAAGGTCAAATACTTCTTCCAACTTCTTACCCGCAATATCAGCGTCCTTCAATCCGAAGGCGCGCTTTACTGCTACCTCCAAAGACCCCATGCGTTTGCCTACAATGCCCCTTACAAGGTCTTCATCTTTATCAACCTTATCGCGGCTGATGAAACTTTTGTGAAAGGCTGCGTTGAACTGTTCCTCGTTGAAGTCTTCGAGTTTCTCAACTTGGTAGCCGAGTGACTTTAGAGCACCGATTACTTTTTCTGACATATTGATTGCGTGGTTTGATTGCGATTTACTTAGCTACTTCCTTTACCTTTGGTTTCGGGCCGCGCTTTGGCTTTTCAACGGCTGGGACTTCTGAAATTCGGCTTGTAACGATAACGCCATCCGTGTCAACAGGAGGGTGCGTAACAGCATCATCTATTGGCGGGAATGTCACTTCTTCGATTTCTTTTTCAGCCTTTAGCACCGGCTCACCAACAACATGCTTTACGTTGAGGACTTTTTTTTCCACCACTAAATCAGCGGTGGTGTATTCCCAACCATCTTGGCCCGGCTTCACGCGAAGACCTCTTTGGCGAAAGTGATTAGCGTTCAAACAAAAATCTCTACTGAAAGAACCGATGTCCTGCCAGTTTCCGTCTTTGTTCTTTTTCTGTACCTCGAATGATTGTTGCGCCATTTTGATTGTGCGATTTTATTTGCGCTGCAAACCTACTGATTAAATTTATTTTACCAAATTTGCAGCGCGCAATGAATCAACCTAACAGCAATCAGGTTAGACTAAGGTGTTACAATATCACCTACACGCACGGGCAACCATGCGAGTTCAACACTTACGTAAACACAGCAACAGAGCGGCTTTGGCGGTTTGAGTATAACCCTATGCTCTCTATTGTTGCGAATGATTTAGCTGACCTTTCAGAAACGGACTACTTAGGAATTTTCTCTTGGAAGTTCACACAGAAAACAGGATTGAACCGGCAACAGCTTTACGAATTAGCTGCCCCGCATTTGGGCGAATTTGAAGTCTTGAATGTATCACGTGAACTTTACCCGCCTATGCCTTTCATGGATTGGAGCGAAGCAGGGCACGCTGGAATAATTGAGATGATAAAGAAGTGTTGCGCGCATTTGGGCTTTGCCTACGTACACTCACCCGCGCAAATCATATATTCAAATCAGTTTATCGCTACAAAGAAAGTTTACACGCACTACATGGAAACTGTGGTAGGACCACTTTTGCAACTTTTGGAGGGCGAAATGTGGGGCGAAGTCAATAAAGACGCGGGTTACACAGCGGGCCTCAACAAGCACAAACTGAAACAATTAACTGGCTTAGAATTTTACAACTACATCCCTTTCATTCTTGAGCGAATGATTATGATGTATGTTGAGCATCACAAACTTTCAATAAAGCAACTTGTATGATAGACCATCTTTTAAACCACAAAGGAACACCAGTTGCAGAAGGCTCAACCCGCACCAAGAAGAAATTTGCTTGGCTGCCTAAACGGTTGGACGACTGTGTAATTGTGTGGATGTGCAACTACTTTCTGAAACAGGAATTTAAAGAAGGTGCATGGATTGATGTGGAAACATCAACAGACAGGAGCAGCACAACAATCAAAATCAAGTGGACGAACCGCTGCGAAGAATGATTCACATATTCACCATAGCCTACAATGAAGAAGTAATGCTGCCGCATTTCATTGCGCATTACAGAGGCATGTTTCCAAACTGCGCGATTACTGTGTTTGACAACATGAGTACAGATGCAACGGTGGATATTGCTTTGGGCGAAAACTGCGAGGTGATTCCGTATGACACGGGCGGTAAACTTTCGGACACTAAATACTTAGAGATAAAAAACCATTGTTGGAAGCAAGCAAAAACAGATTGGGTGCTGGTGTGCGATGTGGACGAACTTTGCTACATCAATTCCTACGCGCTGAAAGAAGAGGAAAACTTTGGTGCTACGGTGATTGACTTTCACGGGTGGAACATGGTTAATACAGCCAACAACTTAGACGTGCTGAATATCACCAAAGGAATCAGGGCTAAGAGTTACGATAAGAAATACTGCTTCAATAAGAAGTACATCGCAGAAATAAACTACGGTGCCGGTGCGCACAACGCTTCGCCACTTGGGAGAGTATCGGGAAGCCTACACGCCTACATTTGCAAACATTACAAGTATATCAACGCGGATTACATGGTGAAGAGGCACAATGAATTTGCGAAGCGGTTAAGCGAAGAGAACAAAGCGAAAGGGTACGGGGCGCACTACCTTTATTCAGAGGCGGAAATCCGAAAAGAGTTTGAGGACGCTAAGAAGCAAGCAACAGAAATCAAATACTAAACCATGATAGGCGAAACAGGCATTTGGAGCGAAGAGGAAGCCCAACACCACCAACACAGCGAGGCGCTTGCAAAGTTCTTTGCGGGCTACTTTGAATGGGATAAGCGCGTGTATGACTTTGGCTGCGGATTAGGCTTCTACGTTAAGCGGTTACGCGATGCCGGATTTAAGGCATACGGGTTTGAAGGTAAGCCGCTGATTAAAGCACTTGCCAAAGACCACACTATCATCTGTGATTTGACAAATCCGTTTGAAGTAGATGGAGGCAATGTGATTTGCTTAGAAGTAGGCGAGCATATCCCGAAAGAATTTGAACAGGTTATTTTGAACAACATCTGTCTTGCTTGTGATGGCAAATTGGTTTTGAGTTGGGCGCTACCAAACCAACCGGGATTAGGCCACGTGAACTGCCAACCGCAAGACTACATCATTGCCGAAGTTTGCAGGCGCGGTTTTGTTTACAAAGAGGAATTGACAAAGGAAGTGCGGGGGACGATTGAGGCGCATTGCGATTGGTTCCAACGCACCCTACTAATTTTTGAAAGAGTATAAATCAATCAATTATGGATACAGTAAAATGCAACCATGTTAGTCAGGCTTGGTACAAGCACCACAAATTCCCTTTACTGCCATTGTTTGAGCATAAGGAAGTAGACCAATGGAACACAAGCAGTTTCTTTTTTCGGTGGCTATTCATAAAAGTTTGGAGCCGTGATGCTTTTGACTTTGAAATAGCTTTTGGCGTTGGTGGACATTGGGGTATTGGCTTTACCGCACTTATACCTTACCTGCGCATTGTTTGTTGCATTCCTTGCCCCGACAGTTGGGCCACTTGGATGCAAAATAACCTTTGGAGGAAGCCATGATCACACTAACCCTCACATCTTGCGGGCGCTTTGACCTTTTGGAAAAGACGCTGCGAACATTGTTCCGCACAACGCGCTACCAATTCGAGAAAGTAATAATTCACGAAGACAGCGGGGATGCAGACGGTGCCGCGCTAATTCAGTTAATGTTCCCGCAGGCTGAATTCATTGTGAGCAACCGCATCGGGCTTTCTGCGAGTTGGGATTTGCTTTTAAGTAAAGTTGAAACTCCGTTGGTCTTCACCTGCGAAGACGACTGGATTTTCAACGGCAATAGCATGTTTATGGAAAACAGTTTGCGCATCATCCACCACAACCCCGACATCCACCACGTTTGGATAAGGAAATCAAATGACCACCAACACCCTTTAAGCCGCCCGGTGATGCTTAGTGGTGTCTCTGTGCAGCGTGTTCTACATTGGCAAGGCACAGACTGGAACGGGTTTAGCATGAATCCGGGCCTTCGCAGAATGTCGGATTTGAAAAGAATGTTTCCGAACGGCCTTTCAGAATTTGGGGATGAAATGAATTGCGCGCGACACGTTAAGCAGTTCGACTACAAAGCAGTTGCGCTTACTCACGGGGCTTGTAAGCACATTGGGGATGGCAGGCATACGCAAAACTTTAAGGTATGAAAAACAAAAAGAAGGCCGCTTTGGTATTTGTTACATGGTTCGCCATTTTTGGGCTATTAGGGGATTCCGAACCTATAAGGGGATTAGTGGCGGGGGCTGTTGGTGGCGTGATACTCCTCGGCATTATTTATTCATTGGTAGAATTTGCCGATGCTATTTCGCCCAATGATTGACATAATAATGCTTGCCGACTGCGCAAGTGACGAGAATTTAGAAATGACGGATAACGCGGTAAGAAGCTACCTTGCCCAAAGTGTAGGCTGCCGCGTTTATTTAGTTGAAAGCAGCGGGCGCAAAATGAACTCAACTTCTAAGCGGGTTACAATTATTCAACCCCGCGAAAAGTTCAACTACAATAAATTTCTGCAAATCGGTTTAGGCGCGATTGAAAACCCACAGCCTTTCGTTTTGATTTCCAATAATGACGTTGTCGCTTATGGGAACGCGCTTGCTGAAATGATTAGAAGCCTAAAACGCTTTCATTCAGTAAGCCCACGCGATGAAACACACAAGCACCATAGGAAGATGAAACAAGACACTGCCGGCTACGTTGTAACCGTTCACGTCTGCGGTTGGTGCATTTGCTTTAGAAGAGAGATTTTGACACGAATAAAGCCCGCTGATTTATTCCCCGTTGAACTCACGTTTTGGTATCAGGATAACTTCTACGCTGATATGATTAAACACTTCGGTTTCAAACACGGGCTATGTATCAAAGCGAATGTTGTTCACCTCGAAAGTCAATCGCACTCGCTGATTGAAGAGAAAGAGAAGCACGCGAGAACGCACGGATTGCGTGACGCTTATACAGCACTTAAAAAGAAATACGGCTTGTGATTACACTCTACTCCGAAGAGGGCTACACGGAACCCGTGTTCGTGAACAGATACAAGCTAAGCGAACCGCTGCGCAAAGAACATTTGAAGCAAGTGAAAACGGGCGAAGATTTTAAGCGGCTAAATCAGTCTTTGAAGAAACCTTCTGCGCGGGCTTTGGCTTTACTAATTTCGCACAATTAAAAGCAGCATGAAATTTACTCCCGGCACAAAGTTTACAAGCCAACATTCCGGCCTTACATGGATTGTAAATGCCGATGGTAAAACCGCGCGGGCTGACCTTCCAAAGGATTTTATCGAGCGGCTTTGGCCCTCTAAAAAAGGCAAAAGAAAGAAGCGTCAACCTGTAAAGTAACCCGCTGCCTTAGCCGCTTCCTTTACTGATTCTGGCACGTATTGAGTGGCCACAGGAACCAAAACGTGGTCACACCTCCATCCGCCTAAGTAGCTGAATATGTTGGCTGTGTTGGTGTTGTCTTTACGCCCTCCACCGCTTGCGGTAGCGCACGAACCCGAAGCGTTTGAAGGCTTATCCCATAAGTAGGCTTTATCGGCTTCGCCCCAACTTGCTATTTCGTTTCTGTGAAAGATTTTGCCGTATCGCTGGCAACAGAAATACCGTGTGCCTTCCACGCGGCCACCGTCATACTCGAAAAACTCTATTCCGTACTGTTCAGATGTTAGTTGGACATACTGTCTGTCCGAAATCGCAAAGGCATCTTTCACGTAGGTTTGCGCGTACCGTTTGAAGTAGGCTGTATCGCCCGTCATTACTTTACGCAGGCTTTCGATGGTGTCTGTGTAGCTTGTGCCGGTGACTATGCTATTAGTTAGAATTTCGGCAAGTGGTTTCAGTATCTCATTCGACACCGCGCTTTCATCGAGTAGTGAGATTGCGTTTATCTGCGCCTGTTTCACAGCGGCTTTGTAAAGTTCTTCATCGGTGAAGGTTTCAACCGTTGCCTTCATTATGGCATTATTCAACTCGGCTTGCACTTTGATTTCGGACGCAAATTCTTTCACGGCTTCTATGTACTCACTGCCAAACAAGGCCTTTTTTAGCGCCTCTACAATAGCGTTAACCCTTGCGATGTTATCGGCTGTGGCTTCGTATTTACCTTCGGAAATAGTAAGGCTATTTAACTCCTTTAGCATTTGCTTAAATAGAAGTTCGTTCGCTTTGTCAATCGAACTCAATAGCTTATCGGGCACAGTTTCGATGCGCTTTACCCTTCGCTCAATAAGTTCTTTAAGCCCCGGCACGTATTAGCTGAATTGATTTGTGGCGCAAAGTTGATGTTCCGCTTCCTGTGGTCAAAGTTACCACTATCCACTGGTCAACACCAAAGTCTATGTTGGTAGCTACGGGGGCAGTGTTTACGCTTATGCCTTCGTCACTTGGCAACGTAGTGGAAGTGTTGTCAACCATGACGATGTTCGCTGCATCTGTGGCCCCCATAAGCAGGTTACGAAGAAATGAAATAGACTGCTCGCTGGTGGTGTAAACTCCTATCACTGTTCCACCGATAGCGTCCGAAGTGTTGGCGTAAACCTTTATTGTGTGCGATACACTTGCGCTGCCGTGACTTGCTACAAACAACATTCTCAAAGTATCATCAGCCCGTAAAGTTTCGCCTGTTATTAGTTGGCTAAAGACTTTCGTTTCACCTGTACCGCTGCTCGCTGAAGTAGAAACCCCGTTTACAAGGATTGAAACTATGCCAATATCAGCCAACGGAACTTCTGAATCCGAAGCATTGCCGTTTTCGTTTGTAGTTGGCTGTTCGCCTGTGGTAACGTATTGGTGAGCCATTCTAAATATCCTTCGTTAACTCCTTCATCTTCTTTCTAATCATTGCCGAAAGTACTGTGTCGCCTAACTCGTCTGCCCGCGATGCTGCTAATCCTAACTGCTGCAAAGCTAAAGGCAACTTGCCTAAGCTATCCCCCCCCCTAAACTATCTACAATGTTTGCCGCTGAATTTGGCTGCATTGCCGCTGCTAATGCTTTTGCCTCTGCAATCAAAATCACCGAAATATCAGCTACGTCTTGCTCTAAGAATTTCGCGTTATTGGCTATCTGCGCTCCTATCAAAGCACTCATGTTCACGTGAAGAACCACCTGCCACAGTTCAATCATCCCCTGCGCCTTTAGCGTGGCTATTTCTTGAATTGTATATGTACTAAGGCTGTCAATCGCTGAAACTATCTGCGCCCGCTTTTCGATGTTCGTGTTGCCGTAGAACCTGCTGCTATTGTATTGGTGCATCAAATTCTCTTGCACAAAATCAGGCATCCCATTTTTCTTCGCTTCGCCAATTTCCGCGCTCAATTCAGACGAAGTCTTAAGGTCGAACTCTATCGGCTTGGTCAAATGAATAGGGGCCTCAAAAGCGGGCTTGTTGTACCGAAGTGAATAGATGCACCGCACAAACCTTTCAAACTGCTGAAACTTCACGTTACTAAAGGTAAGCATGAAGTTGAACAGTTCATCGCGGTCAATCTTTGACTTGGTAGCCGTTTGTGCATCAACGCTTTCAGAAAGTGTCACGTCTATATTCATAAACAGAAACGCTTTCTCAATGTCATTCGCGATTTTATCCTTTGCGAAGTTTAGGATAGTCGGGTCGGGGGCTACGTAGCCCATCCCCGGTGCCGATACTTGCGGTGCGTCCGTTACATTGGATGCCGGAAGTTTCAACTTGTAATCCGTCAAAGGGGAGAACCGTATTCCTTTACCGGTGCCGGAACAGTGAACGCACGAAATGTAAACACCTGCGTCCGCTGTTTCTGAATTGTCTGCAATCTTGCCTTTGCCATCGCACTCAACGCAGTCACTTTCATAATACCACCGTGTTTGATAGGCGTGTTTTGTGATTGTAGCATCTAAGGTGCTATCCATCACCACCGCTTTATTCAGGTAAGGCAAAGCCGGTGAAAAAATGCTATCAAAGATTTCGGGGTGTTCTTCGCTTGGTAGGCCTTTCAAAATCCACGCGGGCAACTCTTCGCAGTAGTGTTCGTAAACATTGGTGACTTCAAACTTGTAATCTGTCTTTATCCCTGTTTGCGAAACCTCAACAATTTGTTCGCGGTCATAAATCAGATACACAACACCTTCTTTCTTTGGCCTGTCGCCTACGTAAACCAAACTCTTCTTTTCGGTTACAAGAATCGCGTAGTGGTTTTCTACGTACTCAATTACTTTTTCGCACGGGTACACTTTGCCAATAGGCGAAAGTTGTTCCGCGTCATTCACTACAAAGTTTCCTTCCTCATCGACCACCAAAGGCAAGCGGCCCAAATCGGCTACTAATACTGCGTTTGGGTCATTGATTGTTCCGCGTGAAACTACTTCACGAAAGTAATTCATCACGCTTCCAAAGGTCGGGAAGTCGGCTTTTACGTACTCCGCAAAGTCTTCATCGTCTTCAATTCGCAGCGTGTAGTTCTGTTCGCTGAAAACTCTGTTCATTGAACTAATGCCTTTGTTCCAATAAGAAACAGTAGGCGACTGAAACGCGGCTTTGCGATAGTCCAACTCTTCCTTCGTTTCGTTTGGCATTTTCTTGCTCATTAGCTTAGTCGGGAAGTTCCCGCGAACGCTATGCACACGGATTTCGTCCGCGTGTTCACAGGCTTCGTGGTAGGCTTCGCCAAATGCGTCTTTAGCATCTACGCCAAACTTTGACTTCGCGGCCTTAATCTTTGAATTAGTAGCAGCGATTAGTGCTTTGAGTTCTATTTCTTGCATGTGGTTAACGGCAGCAGCCGCCCTTTGGTTTTTTCTTAGCCATGATTGAATTTTTGGTTTGCGTACTTGTCATCCATTAAATGCTCACTCCTTACTGTCTGCTGTGTGCCCGTCACTGCTTCCCAACTTTCTTTTGAGAACTTGTTGTAAAGCCGGTAGCACATCACTGCGTTCATCTGCTTATTCCCGAATAGCCCAACCGCGTAGTGGTTTTCCTTTATCCATTCTTCGCTTGGTGCCGGTGTTTGCGTGTGTGCCATCCGAAAGAACCAAAATCCGATGTGCTTAGGTAGCCAATCCATTTTAGCTAAAGCCATATTGAAGTACAGTTCGTCCGGCTGCGCGCCTCTCCCCCTTCCCCACTTGTGCCACATCTTTTCCGCTGGTAAGGCTTGGTTGACTGCCATGTAATTAGCAGCACCAAACATCATCTCCGCACGGGGTGACTTTCTGAAAAACATTGCACTGCTGTTGATCGCGGGAATCTTTGAGCCTGTTGGAAGCGAGAAATGTTGCTTCAACACTTCGGGCTTTGCCCACTTCATCGCATCAAATGTTTCTTCCCCGTTCCACACCCCCGCAATATCGGTTGCAAAGTCTTCGTCTAATTCAAACACGGGTGTAATATCTTTGAACACCACCCCGTCAACATCTAAGTAAAGCGACTTTTCAAAAGACGAAAACTTGTAGAGGTTGGTTTTTATTTTAGCGGGAAACAGATTGCCTTTTGCGTCCGTGTAATCCGGCTTCTCTAAAACAGTCACTACGTCAAATAAAGAACGATGGTTTGCGATGTGCGGGGCTATTTCTGCCCCGCATATCAGTTGGATTTGTAAAGTTGGCGAATGTGCGCGGATGCTTGCCGCTTGGTTTCTTGCCCACAGATAATAACTGCGGGAACCTACCGCCAACAATACTACTCCGTTCACGAGGTGAAGATTCCGGCTGGTGCTGCGAAAAGCGAATTGTATTCGCCTACTTCGTTAAACCACTTTGCCGTTACTGTGTACGATTGCTTTTCCTTTGAACTTTCAGGCGCGTTGTAAAGCGCGGAAAAGTTCACGGCTGATTCTACTACGCGAATCTCGTCTTCTTGGCAGAAGAACACCGCAAGGCGCGCATTCTGCTTTTGGTTGAGTTGGGCGTAGAAAATATCATTGCTTCCGTTCACATTGAAATCTTTCCAAGTGAGGGTTTCATCGGTGCCATCAAAGATTGTATCCGCACCGCAAGGCACAGGGTTTTCCCCCTCAACAGGTGAAGCCGCTGGCCATGTGGCTTTAATCTTCTTGATGATAACAACGTCCCCCGCGTTGATAGCTGTCGTCCAATCGGACGCGCTTGTGTAGGCGGGAATGCTCGCATCTTCGTTTATGATTGCGATAGCTGAAATCCCGCCTTTTCTGTAATTGTTGCAACTCTGCTGAACGTGGTCGGGCAGTGCTGCGCAATCAACAACTGAACTCATGGTAGGTTAGTTGAAAAGTAACTGACTTAGTTGTGTTGGCCTAAGTCATTGGCCACAGCCGAACTTCATTTGATTGCGGTGCAAATATAGTTTTCCTAAATTCCAAATCAACCGCAACTTCTATTGTCGCCAATTTGCTGTTCTTCCATCACATCAAACGTAGCTGTGAAGCTGTCTGTGTGCTTTCTTTTAGCTGGCCTGTATTCAGACTTAGCAACGTATTGCGTGGTGTCTATCGAATTGGTGATGGTAAAGTTGTCATGCAATGCCACCAACGAAAGGCAGTCGTGCATTCGCTTTGGCGCGTCACCTACTTTCACTGTCCACAACTCCTCGCGCCTTGCGTAAATCTGCGAACGTGAGCCGTCACTAAAGCGGTACTCTTCAATCTCCGAAGGGTAGTTTGTAAAATCAACTTTTGCCTCAAGTCTTATTTTGTGCCGGAATGCTTCGCTTGTATAATCGAAGTCAAAAGCATTGTCTGAGTTGGAACCAAGAAACAGAAGTGTGTTCGTGTGAGATTCTTTCAGCGTAAAACACCCCGTGCAATCTTGTATGGTTTCATCGCTTAAAAGTATCACGTTGTCAATCCAAAATACAGCGCCGGGGTCAATGCAAATGAACCGAATCTCAACCGATTGAACCCCTGTGTAAGATGTCAAGTCAATCGGCACTACATATCCCGTATCTGTACCCGTTACCACAGTGGTTGATATAACTACACCGCTAACGCGCACTACTACGCTAAACTGGTCTGCCCCGCTGGTAACGTCATAATCGAAGGTTAGATTGTAGTTCTCGCCTCCCGCCAAATCATGCGTTTGAAGAAGTCTGCTACTTCCATCAACGTAGGTAAATAGCGCGTGCCCGCTGTTTTGCGTCCACTCGCTCCCTACAACAGTCCAATACACTAAGCTACTTGTGAAGGTGCCGTTTAGAATTAGGTTGGTAGTAGTTCCATAAGCATCATAAAAGCACAGATAGTAACACCCTACCACTTCGCCTACTTCATCGCTCAAAGTAAACGTGAAGTTGAACCTTGCAGACGCTAAGGCTTCATTGTATGCAACTTCTTCGATGTAGCTGATAGTTCCTGCCGCGCCTTCTGAAACTCCGGCCTGCGTGAATAATTCTGCCACTACTTCGCTTACCCTGTACACGTGCGTATAGTCCATGTAGAACTGTAAACTTGTACCCGTTGCGCCAACTATATTTACTCGAACATCGTCCGTTGTTATCGCTCCTGCAATGAAGTACCATTCGATTTCTAAACTCGTCTTGCAGCCATCACCGGGGTCAACGTCTTGCAGTGGTACCTCTTGCCCGTTTATGGTGATGATGTAACCCGCACCCGCTGCTACACCTACTGCCGAAGTAACAACCGCTTTGCCTTTGAACTTATACATCCGACCTGCCACAAGGCCCATTGTATTGCTTGCAAGCAATGATGAACCGCTGGTGTATGCGTATGTTGCCTTTGAACTGCCAAACGTCCACGAAGTTCCATTCGTCCACTGTGAATCGTCATCGAAAGAACTATCGGGGCAAATGCTGTTTGAATCTATTGGTGAAATAGTGCCCTGCGCCATGAGTTCATCCCCCCAATTAAGCGGCTGGCAATAATCCGGCCCGCATTCTAAGCCGGTCGGAAAGTTGATTGCTTGGTTCCTAAGAAATGTGATTGCCATTTTATGCTTTGATTAGTTCAAATGATGTGATGCCTGTTTTGAGTTCAAACTCCATGTTCAAAATGAAGCCGGATTTAGTAGCTCCCGTGTAGTCTGTGAACGCAATTTGCCCGTATGGGTTAGCCCTCACAGAAACAAATTGAGCGTAGGTTAATGGGTGCTTGAATGAATAGATTTCGGTTGAGGTGAGGGGGTCAATTCCTGTCACGTTCGCATCATCGAAATCAAGCGAAGCGCTTTCGGCCAAACCTTGCCCGCTGTAACTTTCGGGGCAAGTTGTGTTTATCATGTTCGTGCTCACGTTGATATTCCCGTCACCGCGCACAAAGTGAATCTCGCCCTGTATTATTTGCAGTGCAGAAACCACCGTTTTCATATGAGAAAGTAGCATGTGCTTAGGGGTTAGCCTAAGATTGAACATCTTGTCAATATCGGAAACTGAACCCGTTGCACTATCAAAGCCATCGGGCCTTTTTTCGGGGTGCGTTAGCTGATTAGGAACACCGCTGCCATCAACTCCCCTGTTTATGGCAAAGAAGAAGTTGTCGTTGTCTGTTCGGTAGTCCTCAGTCGGGAATCTGTCATAATTCTTTCTGCGCGCAAACTCAATAGCGTACCCGCTGGCTATGTACTTGCTTAGCTTATTGAGAATGTTCTTTACCGTTGCAATTAGTGTGCTGTATTCATGCCTTGCGCATGGCTCGTCTAACCCGCCTCTGTATTCAGTTTCCCACTTGTCATAACCGATGTTAACCGTGTTTATATACTTGGTGTTGTCGTTTCGCGTGGTTACATCTGAAACATTCGGGAGGGTTAGTATAGTTGTGAGCGCATCAAAGAAGTAAGTAATAGGCTCCACCCTTACAATGTCGCGTGTTGCGTCTGCCGGGTCTGCTTCAATACCTAACCCGATATTGTGCAAAGCATCGAGCGACTGGTATATTTCTTTCAGATTGCAAAACACCGGCACATCTGGAAACGCGCGAATGCTTTTCCCGTTCGTAACTGCTAAGAAACTACCGCAGCCGTTGGCCGGGTATGTTCGCTTATCGCTGTTTTCTCGTCCATAGTATTCGCTGTAAAGCGAATCATCATCATCAACAAGTGAATCAATCGTTTGCCCTAACGCCTCATGAATCAAAAATGACTTACACGCGCTGTCAGAAAAGTTGGAATAGATGTCGAGTAAGAAGTTGAACTGCGTGTAGTCATAATCGAAGACTTGGTCGTCTGAATAAGGCCCCGTTGTGATGGTGGTTTTTTCGTACCAATATAGCCAAACTTTATCTCCGTAGTTTAGGGTTATGCTCCCCGATGTTGCAACTGCGAATGCGTCTGTGTAGGTTGCTAAAGACGTGGTATAACCACCACTGCTATACAATGTTACTGCTCCTGTTTGATTGCCGAACTCTGGCCCCCACGCCAAAGAGAAAGAGTGCTTTGTGTTTGTTCTCGTTTGGCCACTGCTTAGAATGTCACTAAACACCCCATCAAAACTAAAGGCATAGTCTAAGGTTGCGGGCCATTCCACGTTAGGGTCTATTGCCTCGAAAACAGCGGGCAAAAAGCTATCAGTAGTTGTCGGCCCGTTTAACGCCATATCGTTAAACTCAAATAGCCCATTGTACTGATTTAACTCTGCGGATATTGTACTTATTGAAGGCATCGCAAAGCCTGTCATAACAACCGATGCAGCCGATGGAACAGTGATGGTGTGCGCATAAGTGCCCGAAAAGTCACTTTCGTTTCTAAGGTAAATTTCTTGCCCCTCTAAATCGAGCGTGTTCACAGTAGCCGCTGAAATACCAACATCACCTACACTTCGCAGCGCCTCTAAGTTTACGTTGATTTCATCGCGGCTTTTTAGCTTAGTAGCAAAGCCCCCGCGCTCAATGTTGCACATCGTATAAGTGCCGTCTATTGCGTAGCTTGCTAAGTTTATGATGCCGGTGTAAAGCGTAGCAAACTCATCGCTTAACGGGTCGCACCTGTATTCAATTAGTATCTGAATGCGCCCGTCTATGTCCTCAGTGTTGTAAACATTGTCAATAAACTGTTTGCCACCGCCTTCGCAGTGGAACTTTAGTTGTACTGTGTAATCCTGAATAACGCCCTTGTAAAACGCATCGCGCTTTATGGTGAAAGTGCTTTCATCCCACCCAATAGGATCTTTGGTTAAAACGTCCGTTGAGTTATCCGAAAGGTTGGTGAGTGTCCACCGAAATAGCGCGTTTGCCATGTAGTTTTACATTGGTTTTGCGCGGTGCAAACTTAGCCGAAAAATCGTTTCGTAAACTTTGATATACATTTGCCTTGCAAAATCAAACAACATGAAAAAAGTATCAGTAGTTCTTTTCGCCTTTGCTCTTTCGTTTTCGGCCTGTACCAAGTGCGCTGAATGCAGCTATTCTGAAACGGACGACAATGGCAATCCGATAGGCTTGCACACTGAAAAATACTGTGGTGAAGAACTGCAAGCCGTGCAGTCTTTTTACGATTGCAACTAACCATACCGGCTCAATAGGTAGCTGCTTTCTCGCAGTTCTTTGCCTACACCTTTCACGATGTACTTAGCCGCGCTTTGTGTGGCCCTTACGTTGTTTCTAACGTCTGCCCTTAACCCCTCGTCATCGTATTCGTAAAGGCTGCTTTCGGCCCGTGCGCGTTCAACTGCCGGTGAAACATACTTGCGGTTAATGTGTTCTTCTAACTGCAAAGAGTTAGCCGCTTTCAGTTCATCAAAGTATTTTGAAGTTGCCGTTTTGTTGGTGATGAACTCCTTGCCTTCGGCTTCTATCAAAACGCCCCCGTGCCTGTGGCTTTTGCCTTCAATAAATCCATCGGGCCTTATCTGCCCACCTTTCAAAGCCCGCGCTACAAACCCACCTTCCTCAAACTTTGGTATTTCGGGAATCGGCTGTGAAACGATTGCAGCCGTTTGAATAGCACCCTGCGCTGCCGCCAAAGCCATTGCCGGAATGTTTGCGGGGAATCCCAATTTGTTAGCTGCTGAAATAGCCTGTATAGTGTCAAGTATCACCTGAGTGATGCCAAATATTTTGTTGCTGATAGCTTGTTGGCGTTCAATCTTCGCGCGCTCAATCGCAAACCTCTTTTCGATTGCTTCTTTCTGCTTTGCGTTTTCGCCTGCATTCTTCAAATCCCTATCCCTTGCCGCTTCTAACCTTTGGAAGTCTTGCGCATAGAAGTTGTTTACAATGGTATTCATCCCCTGCGCGGTGGAAGATGCAAATGCTAAAGACATCTGCATATTCTTTTCCATTTGCTCCAGCTTCTTTTTGTGCGCTGCTATTTCATCGTCTGTCTGCTTTATGGTTTCATTCAGCCGTTCCTCGCCCCCTGTTTTTAGATTGGCGGTTAGGCCGTCCTGCGTTTTCTTGCTTTCCGCAAGTAGGCGTTCATCAAAGTCTTTTTGCTGCTGCTCAATAAACTGCGCGTTTTCTTTTGCTTGTTCCGCAAGTTGCTCCGCTGAAAATTGGGCGCGTTCATCGCGCACTTGCTTTTTCCTCTCCGCTTCTTTGTCGGATTCTTCCTTTCGCTTCGCTGCTTTATCTCGTTGAGTTTGCAGCAAGTCGAGCCGCATCTTTTCGAGTTGGTAGCTTTGTTCCTCAAACTGCGCTTTGGTTAAGTATCCCGTTTCGTAGTTGTACTTTAGTGTTTGCTGAAAGTCTAAAAGTAAAGCGAGGCGTTCAATAAACTGCTTCCGCTCTAATTTAACCATATCTTCACCATGCAACTTCGCTCTTGCAAGCTCTATTGATTGCCCTCTCTCTTGCCTTTGCAAAGACCTTTCAACTTCTGAAAGCAACTTGCCCGAAAACTTTTCTCTGTATTCAGCGGCCTTTAGTGCCATCTCTTCGGCCTTTGTCTGCGCATCATTCATTGTTGAAATCAGATACACAACCGCCCCAACCAACACGGAAACCCCCGCTGTTGCCACCGCCCACGCTGCCTGTGAACTAATCGCAAATGTGGTTTGTATCTTTTCAACCACAGTCAACGCGAAGCCGTATGCTTTGGTTGCTATCCCGCCTTCCTCAGTAGCGAGTGTGGCGAGTTCCTGCACCCCTTGCAAAGCTGCCATCGCGCCCTGTGCTTTCAGCAATGACTTTTGCAGGTCTTTATTTTCTTCACCAAGTGCCGCTGCCGCCCCTTCAAACACAGAGAAAGCCGCTGCCGCACCCCGTGCGCCTTGCATCATGGTATCAAAAACGCGGGTGTCGCTACTCATTTTCTTTATAGCGTTTCGCGTGTCCCCCATCTGATCGGCAAGTGTAGCCGCCTGCTTTGTGAGTTGCTTAAAAGCTTCACTATTCTGTTGCCCCTTTGCTTTGAGTTCATCCAAAGCTGTTATCATGGCTTTCTGCGCACCCCTTGCCGTTCCGTAACGTGTTATTAGTTCGTCTATGCTTTGAACGTAGGCCCCCATTGATTGAACGGCTGCATCTATGCTTTGCGTTGCAAACACTTGCTTTGATTCAGCCCCTACTTTGGCAAACTCTTGCTTCACGTCCTTTAGCCCGTCCCCTATTCCTTTGGCGAAGGCTTCACCGGCAAGCTCACCGCTTTTCTGCATTGCAGTTTCCGCGCCCTTTAGTGCGGGGGCTAACTCCGTACTCAAATCCTTTTTGAGTTCAGAAACGTCTGCGCTGTATTTGATTACTACTTCTTCAACGGCCATGTTCTTTCGGTTTACGGGTTTTCAATTCGAGCTTCCACAAGTACATCATAACGGTTGAGTTCATTAACGCCTGCACCTCTGTTGTGTTGTTGTCGCATATCGTCATTAGGCTGCGGCCGAACGCTTCACGCCTTTCGATTGTCCTGACCTTAATGTTGAAATCTCGCCAAGTAAGTTGTTGAACGCTGCCATCTGCTTCGTCATCGAGTTGCAAAATCTCTCGAAGTCGGGCGCTGTAAAACTTGCCGAAGGTAGATAGCCGGTCAAGCCGGCCTGCGCGAAAAAATCGAATAACGCGCCTCCTCCCTTTTTGTCTTCGGTTAGTTGGGCAACTTTTTCGGAGTGTAGTTCTTCGCTGTACGTATAAACCCCGTTCATCATTTCGTCCTCTCTCACATACAAGGTACAGGCAAGGTGCATAAGTAAAACGGGGTCGGCCAATAACTGCCTTCGTTCTTGCAAGGCTCCCAACAGATAGCCCGCCTCTGTGATTTTGTTGGGCGAGTTTCCGTTTAGAAGTGACTGCATAGCTGCGCACCATTCGTCTAAGTCTTTCTGCTTTATCTTCATTCCTATTTGCGCTTGCAACTCTTCGACCTGTTCCAACATCGCCAAAGGCATGTATTTAAGGTCTTTGAAGTAGAAATACTTTCGGCCCTTGCTGTCCACAAAAGCGAAAGTCATGTGCTGTTTGTACTCCTTAGACTGATGCTGATAGGCATAGTCTTGGATGGCTTTCTTGAAGCCTAAGACGCACAGAATTTGAATGATGATTGACCGCATTACATTGAGTTATAGATTACACCGTTGAAACTTACCGCACCGATACACACGAAAGGAATCTGCCAAAGCAAATCCAGCGTGAAGGGTAATAGTGATAGGCAAATAGTCGCACCGTAAAGGCTGGCCATGCAATACACGCAAGCAAGAATAGGTTTGTAGAACCACTTACTTTCTCCTTCGCATTGGTTCATCAAATGTTTATCTAAAAACACGCGCACGAAATGCAGTAGGTGGTCTTCTTCTGTTAGCTTCCTAACCCCACACACCACGCAGGAAGTGATGAATATCAGTGCTGCTAATTCGGTTATCATACGAGTTCGATTGTTTCGGTGGTTGGAATCTGCATTTCGGTTTCATCGTCCGCATCCAAAGCGAACGCGGGTGTAAACTCTACCGATACACAAGTAACTTCGGTTCCACCAACTGTAAAGTCACGTTGGTGATTTATCGCGTCCGCAGGTAGGTTAACATGGTACTGATAAAGCGTGCTGGTGCGAAGCCCTGGCGAATCAATGCTGATTACTCCGTCTGCGTCTGTGGTAGCGTAGAACACATCCACCCTGCTTGTGGCTGTGGTGAATACTATCCGAACATCTGTGTCGGGAGTGTAGGTGCCGACAATTAGCGATGTGGCGCAAGATTGAGCGGGCTTAGCGGACGTGCAAATGCAACTCATAGTTTTTGGTTTTGAGTTGATTGCGCGGGGCAAAAATAGTTTTTACTTTTGCAACGTTTCATTGTTTGATTTGAATGGTGCGGGCGGGCGTTGTTTCCCGCCCGTTTTTATTTCCGCAACCTGCCAATATCGTTTAGCTCAATGTTGAGGAAGTAGCGAAACCAGTCTAAGCTATCGGCCTTGCGGGTGGCAGATGTGCGGTCTTTCACTATTTCTATCTTCCTAATCTGCACCCCTCTATCCTTTTGCTCAACTTCTACGTAGGTAAGGTCTTCAATTAGCGGTGTGCATGACGGGTCTATTTGTATCGTGTAGTTCCTTAGTGCCGCGTTAAGTAAGATGCGGTTGTCTTCGATGTGCGGGTTAACCGATGGCACTCTGAATTGAGTATCAGCAATCCCCAACTGCCGCTTAATAACAACGTAGTAGTTAGAACTTTCTTTGCGCGCTACGCCTGAACGGTTTCTGCCGGATGCATCACCCGTCACCAACAACCTGTACCCTGAATGGTCTGTTTTTATCCTATCGCATAACTCCCATATGTCGGAGTTTGAAAGTTGGTAGGCTTGCAATACGCGAATGACTTTCTTTTCTCTGTCATGCTGAATAACACCGCAAGTAATCGGATCAACGTTAAAGTCAAACGAAAGCCAAAGCGGTAGGCGTTTGTCAATCGTGCAGGGGTGAATGTGTTTCGCACGCTCAAAAGCCCACGCAAATTTAGATTGCTTATCCTCAACACCCCACTCGCCCAAAGCATAAATCCTGTATTGGTTCTCGTCAATATCCTTTAGCCGTTCGATTGCCGCCACGTCTTCGGGCAGTAGGTGCGGATTATCCCGAAAGGTGTATTTGAGGATGGTTGTGTGCTGTTGGTAGGCTGTGCCCTGTGTACACAACTGCTGTTTAATCCAGTGGTTCTCAGAAATCGGATTGAGCAAAAGAACTATCTGAATCCCCTTAACCCCTCTTGCCCGCCTGTCCAACTCCTTAAAGTCGTCAAAGTTTAGTTCGCTTGCTTCTTCCACGAGTATTCTGCCGATGCCACTGATTGACTTTATCTTTTCCGTGTCGTCCAAACCCCGGTACACTATCGCTTTGCCGGTTGGCTTGTAAGTTATTCGCCTGTTATCCCCGGAGTAGGTGATGTGGAATAAGTCTGAAAGCCCCCAACCCGAAATGATTGAGCAGAATAGCTTGTGGCAACTTTCACGAATTGAGGCGCTGTGTTTGCGAACTACCAATGTATCAGTAGTGCCACGCATGAGGTTCATAACCTCTAATTGATGCGCTGAATATGACTTTGAAGAGCTACTACCGCCATAGCATACAACGTACCGCGATTTGGCCTTTAGCAGTTCGTGGAAGGGGCGCGTGAAATTCTTCCCCGCGTGTAGCCTGAAATCTATTGTGGGCGCTATCATTCACCGGGGAAAATCACTTGTGGCGTTTGGGTTAGTTGGACATCGGTCTTCGTTGGCGCATAGTCCCCGCACATCTTGTTGAGTTCGGCAATGGCGGCTTTGCGTTCGTTGTGGTTGGCGGGGGCGCGGTATCGCACTTCCCCGTCCTTTGTGAATGCCACTTGTTCAACTTCCAATTCGCCTAAAGCCATTCGCGCAAGAATATCAATCCGCTGTTGTACGGTCAACATCTTCAATCCTAACGCGTCCGCCTCTTGGCTTACCCTTTCGTTGGCTTGTTCCTTAACCGCGTCCATTTCCTTTCCTAATGTGTCCTCAGCTACCTTTAGCCGCCTGTCGAAAGTCTTGGTGGAGAGTTTTGGCCATTGTTGGACAAATTTAGACAAAGCGTCCTTCCTTTTTTGTCCACTTCTTAGGCAGCCAACTATGAAATCAATTTGCGCCTGTTCGTTTGGCTTCATGCCGCAAAACTAATCAATTACTGTTGGTTGTGTGCCGTCATCAACTGTTGGCGTGGTCGCCTGCTGAAAAAGTATTTCTATTTTGTCTTCGATTTCGGCAACTGTTTCGGGCGCGAACATAAATAAACGCTCACAGATTGCACCGATTGAATTTAGCGTGTCGCTTTCAATTTGCACTTTCACGTCTTGCGAGTTTCGCAGGTGTTTCAAGATGTCGGACGTAATGCTGGTGTTTGCCTGTACCAACCTGTGAAGTAGGTTCCGGATGTGGTGGTTCGTGCTTAGGCTGCGAATATAAGCCGCGTCCGTTTCCAAAAGTTTAGCGTAGTTCAAAAGTCTGAACATGGCTTTCTGTGCTGATTCTGCGTCTGTCATTGTGCGATGGTTTTTCTTCTGTATTTGCCTTGTCTAATTGGCGTGTCAAATGCTCTTTGCGCGGTCCACCCCCTCTTAATACGGGTCCTAATGGCAGCTTCATGTTTACATAAACCTAATTGTTCTATCAGAATTGTGAAAGGTATTTTGGTAGAGTTATACTGGACCATGAAAGTCACGTCCCTATTTGAGCAATTAACCTTGTTTGTTACCCATCGGCAGTTGCCGGGTTCATAATTGCCACTATTGTTTATCCGGTCCAACGTCAAATCCGGATGATATCCGTTTTCTAAAGCCCACTTCTTGAACGCAAAAAAATCATCCTTCCAAATATCGCAAACAGTTATCCCCTTGTTTTGGTACAGTTTATTAATGTAGTTAGGCATGTAGCACCTTTCAATCATTGCTTTCCACCTTCTGTGCAGTTGGGTATTAGACTCCCCTTTCTTTACCCTCTGAATGCACCCGCAACTTTGTATGCGCCCGCGAATAAGGTGGACCATAGGAACATTATGTAGATTACCACAATCGCACTTGCATTGTAGCACGCGTATCTTTTGGCCGCCCGGTAAAATTGTTTTCCCGGCTTCTCCAATTACAGATAGCCTACCAAATTTCATTGCCTGTAAGTCCTCTGTGGAAAATAATCTTGGTCTCATGTATATTGCATTTGCGTTTGCAATTATACACATTCTATTTGAAACTCCAAATACTCGGCCCCCTTTTGGACCAACTTTTTTTTGACGTGAAGTTCGTAAACATCCCGGTCGTTAAATCCGTATTTCTTTTGCAAAACATCCGTGCATACCTTCACAGGGTTATCTATATCAGCAAGTGAATTGCTAAATCCGAACTCATAGGTTAGCTTTAGTGGTCCGGGCTTAGTAGCCATTGGCTTTAGCTTCAATAGCAACTCTTTCTCAAATGCTTTGTACGCATCTGTTTTGAAGCGCCTGCCCTTCCAAGCCTCGTTCACAGAAAGCGGCTTAATTTCTATGCGCATCCATTTTCTTTTGGTGAACTTCTATTAGCATCTCCCGGTGTTGCTTTTTATCGCCAAACTCTTCGTGGTGTGCCCGGCAAAGCGCCATTAGGTTTTCTATGCTGTTCTCTAAATCCTTGCGTATGGACCGGGCAAAAATATGGTGAATATCAACGGCCCGCGCCCCGCAAATTTCGCAGTAGCAGTCTTCAGCTATTCGCAGCCCGAAGAAATTAAGGTAGGTCCGGGGGTAGTTTTTCATCGGTGGTCTTGCCCTTGTACTTTTGGATGGTTGAGGCTGTCATAGGATTTCGACTTTTAGTTCACATTGGTGTTGTCAAAAGATACTATCTCCGATTTTAGTTCACAAGTTTGGGGAGGGTCGGGAGATAACAGAAGTGCGTCACGTCCAAATCATCGCTTTCGCACTCGGCAACTATCTCACCTTTTTCGGAGTAGATAATTCCGTTAGAAGCCGCCCAATGGTAGCCGTCTTCGCCAACTACGCAGCAGCCAAGCCACACCCAACCTTTTTCACGGTTGCAAAGCCAAACGGTTTTAAGGTGTGGCGGTCGGTCGTCATTGACGTTTTTCCACTCATCCTTTGGCGGGGTGGTTTGGGCGAACAATCCTTTCACGTTCTCCTGCACCATGTTTGCCGCTGAAATGATTTCGTCAAGTTCGCTTACAAGTAGGGTTTTCCCGTGTTCGTTTTCCATCAAATCGAAAAGCGGTTGGTAGCACTCGGCTACTTTTTGTAGGTCGCTTGCTTTTTCGTAAAGCGGGTTTTCTGTGTCTGTCATGCTGCTGCTGTTGGTTATTGTTTCTGTTTGAAAATGTTTACGCTGTTCAAAATGGCATTACCTCAATTACTCGCTTATCTGACTTTGCCTTCATCTTGTTCATCTTCGCCCAACTAAATCGCTTCTTCAATCGGAAAGCCGTGTAGTAGATTGCTCCCATGTGGTAAACTCGTTCTAATTCATGCTTCAAAAATTCTCCATCAATCAAAACATACTTGCCGCAGGTCGTTACTCCGATGGTGTTTTCTTTGTCGTACTTCACCACCCATTCCAAAAGTAGCACTTGAGTTTCAGTCATTTAGTTTGCGCTATGTTGCGTGAAATAGTTGTTAGGTGCAATGCCAGCGGACACCCTAAAACATTCGGAGTTGGCTGACAAAATCTTTAAAACGCTTTTCTTGTTTTTCATAATATTCAGTGTCAATTTCAAATCCTGTAAATTGTAACCCTGCCTTATGGGCTGCTATCCTACTGCTTCCACTTCCAACGTGGGTGTCAAGCATTTTCATTTGCGGCTGTGCTTTTGCAAAATGTAAGCAAAAATCATAAACACCAATAGGTTTTTGAGTTGGATGGAAGCGGTCTAAATCTGTGCTTACTTTCTTGTATATTTTGCTTGGCTTATCAAATGATGTCCAAACTAATTCCCAAGCTGATAATGTTGGCATATCTTGTTTTTTATCCCAGCTTATTATGCCTCTGCTACTTGGCAAATATTCAAGGAAGTAGTTAGCCCCAAAAACCATTTGATTTTTAGATACTCTAAACAACTGCTCCCAATATTCAGCACTTGGCAATACGTCCCAATCTTTATCCCTATAAAGCACAGCCATAGGCGTATTTTTTAGCTTTCCACCGCCATCGCTTAATCTATTCCCAAGCCCATAAGGCGGGTCAACAATAGCAAGGTCAAAGTAATTATCAGAAAAGCGTTTTAAACCCTCTACACAATCCTCATTATACACCACAGAAGGCACTGCACCTAACACGGTATTGGCAAAATTGCCGTTCTGTTTTTCAATTAAACTTTCGTCCATAATTTCAACTTTTGTTTTTCAATTAAACTTTCGGTTCGGCAACTTCGCCAATACCCATACGTTATATGCTATGCTGTGCGACACCCAGCAATTCGGGGTTATCGACAATGTTACCAATAATTTTAGCTGTTGTAAAATTCATAGAACCATAAGCCCACCATTCGCCATTATGCCAAACGGAAACGTTCATACCTCTTGGCTCAAACACTACTTTGCAAAGTCGTTGTTTCTTATTATGTGACCCACTTGGGGAACATTCAGCGTGAAGTAAATCCCCAGTAAATAAAGTAAGTCCTTCACTTGGTTTCCACATTTGCCCTACACTTTCTTCTTTTACAAAATGATAAGTATTACTACTTGCTTCACCAAATGGTTGCCAATAGATACGATGTTGCCCTTTTGGGTCTTTTACATAATAGCCATAAACCCATTCGTTATTATCAATTCTTTGACCTCTAAATTTAATTTCAAATACTGCCATAATTTTAAATTTACACCCCGAAAAAGCACAGCATATAACATGGGGTTTTGCAATATGCTGGCAGACGTGCATTACTCGTCTGAATTAATGCTATTTGGCTTTAGTACAATGCTGGGCTGACGTTCCCTGAAATCCAGCACATCGCAAAGCCCTGTTCGTTATGTGTAATTGTTACCAGCATACCATTTATGGGGCAGACGGATAACTGTATTATTTTTTTTTGCCCGAGCCACACATTTCGTTAAGTAAAGAACATTTCGGTTAAAATTAAACAGTCGCCATCTGCAAAAAATTCATCAGCTTCTTTCATCTTCCCTAACCACTTAATTGCATCTTCTCTACTTGTAAAAAAGTTTTCATCAATAAAATTAAAAGGCAATTCTAATTGAGATAATACTTCATAGTTTTTACCTTTATTATCTTGCTTTGTTACTAAAGAATGCCATTGATATTTAATACTTATCATTTTAATTCGTTTAATTCTTTTTGTACTTGTTCCCAATAAACTTTATCGTGATGCTTAAATTCATCAGCAGTATTCCCATAATCAAATATTCCTGCAACTTCTTTACAACAAACCGCAACGTACTCAGCAGATAGCACAGCCATTTCATAAGCAATATATATGTTAGCTGTTTTTTGAAATCGCAGCATATCTGTTACTAATTCGGTTGCTTTATCCTTTGGTGTCATTTATAAACAGGTTTACATTTTTCTTTTTGGGCATCAGATAAGCAGTTATAATCATTACAGCTTATCATTACGTTAGTTTCTGAAAGGTAGTGCTTGACTGTCCCAAATAAGCTATGATATTCAGGTGCAATAACATATTCACCATCCTTTACTTTTTTATTAAATGCTTTCAGATTTTTACAAATACAAACAACCTGATTGCATTTCATGCAAAACGTTCCTACTCTTTCTAATTGTGGGTATTCCATATTCTTATTTTAATGACTTTAAACTTACATCTATTGCAATATCTAACATATCCTTTATAGTATCAGAAATGGTAGGTGTATCTCTTAAAGACCGAACAGTGTGTAATAGATATGTTGCAACTCTTTCATGCTTTGAGTTTAACTCAACTAAATTAACCACCCATTCATACTGCTCTTTTGGAGTTCCTAATAGGTACTTTTCTCTTAATAATGCTTCGTAATTTTCCACTTCGTTTATATTTAAGATTTAAAAAATACATGCTCCGCAGCTTCAAAAAAATAATACAGCCGAACTTCAGTTTTTCATATCAGCGACATCAATTAGCACCCACAACTACACATAACAAACGGTTTTGTGCAAGCCCCGTCTGACGAATAAATCCCGGCATTATCAATACGTTTCAACTAAGTGCAGAACCGAGCATTTGGAACGGCCTGCACAAAGCCGCAAACGTTATGCTCCATTGCTACGTTAGTGTTAAAAAGACAATCTTTCTGGAATGATTTTGTTATTTACCTCTGTTCTTTTAATCGTTCCGTTTTCAATTTCTAATAAAGCACATCTTACGCATCTGTGGCAGTATTTTTGACTAATAGTTTCTCCATCTTCTTCAAGATAAAACCCATTAGAAATATTATCATCTGAACAACTTGTTCTGCCGTGTTCGGGGCAAATAAAATCAATAAATTCTTTTATATTTTCCATTTGTTTAAAATTTAATCGTTAATAATCCGCAACGAGAGCATAACAGCGTATATAAGAAATGGCACAGAAACATTTGTACTAAATTTCAACATTCTACAAGTGCCACTTCTCATATACGCAAACCGTTGGTGGCAATTAATTGGACGCCCCCAGCTTTTTGACACACTCAAAAAAATCTATTCGCCTAAAAAATCGGACTGACTTTTCAGAAAAGCAAATACTATCAATTGTCCAATGCTCATTGGGCTTATAAATAAAATCATCTTCATATTGAATTTTGCAATGCACATTTGGAGTGCCTATAATGTGGCATAAATCAATACTGATAACCTTGCATTTAAAGCGTTCTTCTATTTCCTTTGAAATTATTTTAAGAAGGTGTTTTGTCATTGCATCTTTTTGTTCCATTCGTTTGACTTTAACTGCCACCAACAATACGTTTTGTGCAAGTGGGGCAGACGGTTAAAGGCTCGTCATTTTATCTCTATTAAACTGTTGTGCAAGTGCTGGGCTGACGAGCCTTGAAACCCCACCTGCATAAAGCGTTACCGTTGGACCGCCATCCTTTCACCCCGTGAATACAGGGAAATTAGGGGCGGCACGAAACCGCCCCCGGAAAATCAAATCGGACTTTCATCTTTATTGTCTTCCCAATCCGCAACTAAGTCAAAAGCCTCTTGCAGTTTAATTATTGCATTAGTTAATTGAACTGCTGCGCCAGCTTTTTCTACTTCTGTCATTGCGTTGCGGATTGCTAATTCGGCAGGAATGTTTAAATCAATCCTGTTTTTTCTTGGAACTTCATTTGCCATGATTGCTGTTTTTATAGTTAAGAAATAATTTCCCTTTAATACACGGGGTAAAAGCCGTAATCCCTACGTTTTTCAAACTCCCAATCCTTCTTTGCGGCCCCTACGGCTCAGAGAAAAACGAAACATCAGCGCAATCACCGGGACTGCGTCCTACACGGAGATTGCTGAACAGGGGCGGTTTCGTTTACTTCCGGTTGCATTCCCGTAGCCAGTCCCTGGCTCCTCCATGCCCCCGTCAGCAATCTCTGAGCCGTAGGTCAAAATTTGCTATGCCACAGAACCCGCCGTAAACGGGTTTATTTCTTAATTTATTTATAAATTATCAATAACATATCAGTTAATAAAAGAGCATCTTAATCCAATAACAGCCATAGAGTACACCCCTGAATTAGTAATGTCAAAAAATAATTGCCCGTTAGGATGTTCTAATTGT